ATTTGCAACAGGTGTTACAGACCCTGTAGGGGGTGTAGGTGCCCTAGCTGATTTAGCTCAAGGAAAACCCACCGAAGGTAATACAATAACAGAAGTTGAAGAAGACTCAGCTGCGGGTCAATTATTCGCTGGAATAGAAGCATTACCATGTAAGCAGTGTGTAAATAGTGATTTTACAACTTATAAAGGAGCTGGTAAAATGATTCCAGCTGGTACATGTGGGCAGGGTAGTATTCCAACAACTATAGAGCACTGCACACAGCTTTTCGCAGATCAAGGTAAATATATTAAACAAAAGGAAAAAGGAGGAAAATCTGTATATTATTTAAGCGATACCCCATAACGGTGAACCACACCCCAGCCACCACGTCCAGGATTACCGAGACAACTTCCATCAGTGTAGACTTCATACATGATTCTCTTACGAAATATTTTTCTAAGTCTATTATAAAAATGAGAGGTGCTGCACCATTCTTAATGTTGATTTGTCTCCTGTGTGTCTCCTCTTCGTTTATGCAGTCCGGTATGAAGATTCCTACTACACCTATCGCTTCTATGACTAGTAGTTTTACATGTTTTACCACAATGTTGGGAATGTTCACAGGTGGACTTGGGGGTGGTTTATTTTGAGAAACGTATTTAAAAATGAGATATAAATAATAGGTAGGTGATGAGATTGCGCACATGTATGGTATTCAGGAAAAAGAGGGTTAAGTTGTCTCGTGGAGTTATTGATAATCTAAAAGAAATAAGTAAATTATCTTATCAAAAACAATGGGAATATGCTGGTAAGATTGAATATAAGGGGTTCAGATTTAGTGAAGCTAAATATGTTACATCCAAAAAACGTAATACAGTGGAATCTAAGGATATCTCAGATGTTTGGTATTCAGAAATAGGATTTCATACACACACAGGTCTCGGTGTAAGTAATGATTTAATAACAGAAAATACTCCTATTTACACAACACTCCCAAGTGATGCAGACTTTGAAGCTTATATAAAAGGTTTCCCCTCGATGCAATGTAATATAATATGTGATGCCCATGGATATTATATAATTGACATGATCAAATCTGCAGATTTAAAGGCGTTACCTTTACCTGAAGCCGTTTACGAATACATGAGAAAATTACGTAGCACACCATTCATGCGTATTTGTGCATTTGCAGATGAAGAATGTGAATATTTCCACACAACTCTAAAAAATTGGAAGAGGCAAATCAATGAGGGTATTCACGATGATTTGATGCATCAATTTGGAATTTCCATCCGTTATTACACCTATAACGATGAACCACCATGTATTAACGTTTATCGGGATTATTAGGTTGTTTATACTCAGATGCTTTCTTGGGGGTTTTACATATTATGTCACCACAATGATCTCTATTTTGATACACAGAATTGATAGACGTAGCTATCTCACTACATGATTTTAAACTCCACCTCCCCAATATAGGTTTATCATTTTTCAATAGACTTTCCAATAGTCTCTTGAACATCATATTCATACACACGTTTGTCACCTTTAAAGGTGTTTACCTTTATAGGTTCTTCACCTTTAAAAAAAGTATTGAATGGACAACCTGGACATCGTCTATGACGTATAGCACATGTGAGTGCGTCAGGATTATCCATACATGTTTTTTTCACAAACTTTTTTCGTTGTTTGTAAGTGCGTCGTCTAAGGTTATAAATACGTACATGTGTTTGTCCAATGATTAACATACTGTCAATATGACAGATTTATTTTTTAACTTATAGATTTGGGAGAATATAAACTATATATGATACTTGATCATATAAATAATGTATTTTCTCAAAATGGCGAAGATGGTGTCATCGAGTATATTTTAGATAAGTTAAACATCACATCTGGTACATGTTGTGAGTTTGGTGCTTGGGATGGAAAACATCTATCAAATACATTTAACCTTATAAAAAATAAAGAATGGAAAGGTCTTTACATTGAGAGTGATGAAAATAAGTATAAAGATCTACTTGAAACATGTAAAGAATATCCAAATATAACACCATTTCAAAGTTTCGTCACTGGTGAAAATCTTGACGATCTCATTATAAATAACAACTTTCCAGAAGATTTAGACCTTCTCTCTATAGATGTTGACAGTATTGATTACGAAATATGGAAAGGGTTGAAGAAGGTGAGACCAAAGTTGGTAATCATAGAACCCTGCAACTCCACGTCACTTTGGGAGAAGGATGTATCATACGATGGACATGGTGCGAGCCCATTCCTGATCAAACAACTTGCCAAAGAAAAGGGATACACATTTTTATGTACAACGGGAAATCTATTTTTCGTAAGAGATGACATTAACACTTTGGAACCGAACGATGAGATTGAATTCCCATGGTGGTTACCCGATGATATTAAACGAGTGGTGTTTCATATAAATAATATAATACCTGATGCACACCTAGATGATTTCGGAAAAGACATTATTAAATACACTAGAGGTGCGAAACTGGGATACATGACAAACGAATAAACAGATTTTCACTTTCACTTTTTAAGATATATGAGTATCTTAAAAAGTAATTTTTATTTATTTTTACTATCAAATTAATATTTGATAATTAGTTGCTGAAAGCCAAACCACCCATACCGCTCTGGATGCGGAGGACGTTGTAGTTCACAGCGAACATCTGCATGGTGGTGGAGGCAACACCGGCGGGCACAGTGACAGCGACCTGCGCGTTATCGATGCGCGAGAAGTTGCAAGTGCCGGTAGGCTGGTGCTCTTCGGGCTTGAGCGCGAAGGAGTAGGAGTACACACCGGGGTAAGGGTTACCGGAGTGATGGTTGTAGGCCTGGACCTGGTTGAAGTACTTACCCTTCTGGGCCTTGAAGCGGTCCTGACCGTTGAGGATGAGCTTGAAGTCGGTGAGGGGACCGACAGTCTCCTCGCGGAACTTGATGGAGTCACCTTCCCATGACGCACCAGTGCGGAGGAGGGGAACACCGGTACCCTGTCCGATGGACACGTAGGCGTTGGAACCGTGGGCAGCCTCGGGGTCGGACTCGAGGACAATACCGGAGGTACCGGGCTCCGTGGTGAAGTTCCACAGAGCGGTCGCGGCGTTGCCGGACGCTGGGTCGTTGAAGCACCAAACCAGCTCCTTGACGGGGTGGTTGTACGACAGGCGCTTGTTGGAGGTCTGACCCGCGGAGACGGTGTCCGACCCAGTGTGCTGCACCTGTTCGATCAGGTACTCGTGGCCCTTCTGGGCGAAGCGGCGACGCTCCTCAGTGTCAAGGTAGACGTAGTTGGCCCACACCTTGAAGACGTTCTTGTTCAGGTAGGTCTCCATGTCCGACGCGAGATCAAAATCAATGCGGACCTCGTGGTACTGCAGAGCAATGAGGGGCAGGTAGAGACCGGGGTTCCTGTTGAAGAAGAAAATGAGGGGAAGGTACACAACCTTGCCGTCCTCGGCAGTGGTCATCTTACCCCAGTTAGCCTTCTTGGACTCATCCAGGTAAAGCTCGGAGTACAAACGCCACCAGCGCTGGTAGTGCTTGTCGATGCGCTGACCACCGATGGAAAGCTCCGCGGAGGCGATGGCACGCTCGGCGACCCAGCAAGAGGGGGCACCGGCGAAGGTGTTGGACGAAGTCGCGTCGGACTCGAGTTCGAGGTACATGTCACCGACGAGATCACCGTTGCGCGCGACAGTCACGGACACGCGGCCGGAGTTGGCGGCGGTACCGTTGACGGTCTGCTCGATGTTCTCCATCGCGAAGTTAGTGTGGCGCTTGTAAACCGCCTGGAAGAAAGTAACCTTAGGGTTGCCAGTCAGGTAGACATCCTGGGCACCGTAAGCGACGAGTTGCATAAGACCACCGGCCATTTTGAGAGTTGTTGTACTATACACCAACATTTTTTTTATGGTTAAAATCGCATGTAATGCGAAAATATCCGTTTTGAATTTTCTCAGTCTAGGTTAAAATGTCATCACGCCCTGAAGAGGAAGAACCTATTGAAGAAATTGAGGAGGGTGAGATTGTCTCAGAGGAAGAGATTGACCTCACAGACGATGATGACGAGTATGAAATTAACGATGATGATGACGACGAGGATAACATGGATCTCGCGGGTCTCATGACATCTCTCCTGGCTACCCCCGATGGGGACACAATTTGCTCAGCCCTTGTCAATCTCTGTTACCAATTAGAAACCCAAAACAAAATCCTAATTAAAATGCTATCGAAAATTCAACCTCCAAAATCGGCTTAGAAAGAAAAAACGTATTGTAATAAATTAGAATGGAGCATACCCATTTCATCGATAAGGTACCAAATAAATATGAAGCTCTAGTGGAACTTCAGAAAGAACATATCCAATCGATGAAAGATGAACAGGTACCCGTCGTCATTGATAAATTTGAACATGCATGGTCCCTGAAGACCAACGACTTTAGAAATGCGCGTGAGTTGGGGTATCGTCAATTTGTACACCCTGATAACTTCGATGAGTCTGGAAATCCAAACCCTAGTCAGATTGACATCCTGGCTATTAAGGGTATTCGTGACAAGCAGAGAACGTATCTCATCAACCTTAAGAATCACAGTAGAGACCTAAAGATCCATAAGAAGGATCCAAACGACGATGGGATGACGATTGTCAGGCGAATTAACAACATCCTGAAGCAATTGAGTGATGGATACGAGAATATTCGTCGTCACTATACATCTTTTGAGCGTGTTGAATTTCCAACAGCAGACTCTAAATACGCTGTAAATGGTGATCCTTCCACTATGGATGAAGATGAGGTTGAAAGTTCCACACCCTATCAGAAATGTCTACTGTATTCTCTCGATCAAACGTATAAAACTGGCTACAGGCGTTACAAGGGACAGTGTTGTGAAGAAATTAAGACTATCGAAGGACACCGGACACGTGCCTGGAAACCCAAGTTTACAATTGAGCAGTTTGTCTACTCCCTTTCCCAAAAGGATGACGACTTTGCTATGTGGAAGAACTTCACAAGTCGTGGTAATGTCTATAGAGATGTTGTTGATAACATGAACAAATGCGTAGATGCTCAGTTCCCTGAAATTACAAAGCGTAGGCATGTTTGGAGTTTCAGAAATGGTGTATTTGTTGGCAAGGAATGGCTCCCCGATCAAGGGGTGCATGATAGTCGTTTTTACCCATATGACAGTAGTGAGTTTAGATGCCTAGATCCAACCATCATCGCCTGTAAATACTTTGATCAGCAGTTTGATGATTTCTCCCACATTGAGAAATGGCAAGATATCCCAACACCTTTTTTTGATTCCGTTCTCAAATATCAACAATTCGATAAGGATGTTTGTGATTGGGCCTATGTGATGGGTGGTCGTCTATGCTATGATGTTGGTGATATGGATGCATGGCAGGTGATTCCATTCTTCAAGGGTATTGCGCGATCAGGTAAGTCTACCCTAATTACCAAGGTTTTCAAGAAGTTCTATGAGAATGAAGATGTTGGCACTCTTTCCAACAACATTGAAAAGAAGTTTGGTCTCTCTGCAATCAAAGATTCTTTCATGTTTATTGCTCCAGAGGTGAAGGGTGACCTCGCACTTGAACAGGCTGAGTTCCAGTCTATGGTCTCAGGAGAAGATGTCTCCGTTGCTGTCAAGAATAAGACTGCTGTTTCTATCGAGTGGAACGTTCCAGGGGTTTTGGGTGGTAACGAGGTTCCAAACTGGAAGGATAACTCAGGATCTGTTCTTCGTCGTATCCTCACGTGGAACTTCTCGAAACAGGTGAAGGATGCAGACCCCCAACTAGATGAGAAGTTGAACAGAGAACTACCCATCATTCTTCTCAAATGTGTGAGAGGCTACCTAGAGTACTCTAACAAATACAGAGACAAGGATATTTGGAATGTGGTACCGGAGTACTTCAAGAAGATCCAGAAGCAGGTTGCGATGGTGGCGAGCTCCCTCCACAACTTCTTGGAGAGTACTCTAATCAAATATGACAAGGATATATTCGTTCCACAGAAGCTATTTATACAGGTCTTCAATCAACATTGTCAGGCAAACAACTTGGGTAGACATAAGTTTACTCAGGACTTTTACGCCGGACCTTTCAGTTCTAGAGACATTGAAGTCAGGGAAGAAGTGGTGACCTATAATGGACGTACATATCCAAACCAACCTGTGATCTACGGTCTAGATGTGATTGATGACAGTTTGGGTTTCACGGAGGATTATTAAAAAAAATACTACTAAATAGTAATAATGAGTCAGCAGCTCAAAGAGTTTGTGAAACAGTCAGGTGTAGAGCTACGCCAGACTGGTACTCCAAATTCGGTTGCGTCAAACAACAGCTTCGCTAGAGAGCTTGAGGCTAATATGCTAAGAAGGCAAGAGTTCCCAAACCGCCTCGAGAAGAATATGATGAGTAACGCAAACTATAACGAGTTTTCAGACGCTATCAATTCTCCCAACTATAACAATCTTCCAAACGAAAACAAAAAAATGATAAACAACATACTCAGAGAGTTTGAACCACCTCTTCCAGTTTCTCAGTCCCTGCAGCTCACTTTCAGTAAGTTAAATCCAGGTATGTTCAATGCTACAGTGAATAAAGAGTTTCCCCAACAAGGTAACCTCATTGACCTAAAGAAAATACTTATGAAGGTTCCTCAACCAAGAACTTCTATTGGTGAGGGTCTTTATCTGGATACTACCCATATTATAGGTAGATTTGGTGCGATGCAGGAGGGGTTCTCTCACACACGCGAATATGGGAAGAAGGGTAATATCAATAAGAGTTTCTTTACAGTTCAGATAAAGGTTGTTATTTCCAATGACACTGAATCTAAGGGTGGTACCGTAAACATTTATAAGAATGGTAAGATTCGTTTCTCTGGTGGCTTTATAGGTACTAATATAGCCAGTCAACCAGAACTCATCAGGCGTTACATAGTTAATACCTACACTGAGAAGGAAGCTTATCTGTACAACCCATTTGAGTATAACAATCTCAGTGGTCAATTTAGGATTAATGGTAACTTTAAGGGGTTTTCTTCCATTGCTGGCAAGGTGAGAATGTATGCTTCCTCGGGTGTTACTAAGTTGAGCTACGAACCTGAGCTGTCCCCCTTTATGTACGTCAATTACAAGGGACACAAGTATAACTTTGCTCAATCTGGAAATGTCCAGATTTCCGGCTCAGCAAGCCCAGCTGATATGCTCGTTGCCTACAACGATGCCATAGCGCTCATTAAAATTATGAACACCAACGGTGATGTTGAAGTTACTGGGGAAGTTCCCAAGCAGCTCACCAAGGGTGCCGGGGCTGCACCCAAAAAGAGGGGTCCTAAGAAGAAGACGGGACCCCGCCTCCCTGTTAAGAAGAACTCCACGAAGAAGCGTGATTCGGTTTTCAATATTCAGATTAACGGTGTTCAGTGTATGCGCTTCTCTAAGGATGAACTTGTGGATTTCGCTAAAAAATTAGGTGTTGTGGGTATCACTAAAAGTACAAAAAAGGAAGATCTCTGTAAGAAGATTAACGCAGTTCTCAACAAAAATAGTACGACATTCAAAAATACAAACGAGAAAAAGAATGTTAAACTCTCTGGATCCAATACGAACTTTAAGGTTGGGAAATCCAAGTGTATGAACTACGATAAGACTGAACTTCTCCGAGTTGCCAAGATTCTCAAGATACAACTCGATGACAAGGAGACCAAGGCTACTCTCTGTAAAAAGATTGAAAAGGCGCGTAATGCGATGATTGCTCCCAAACCAAAGCCAACTACTCCACCAGCAAAGAAGGTTGTGAGACAACAAAAGGCTCAAGAAAAGAAGGTGGTCAGAACTAATCAAGTTATGAAGAAGAGGGGTCTAGATGACAATTCTATCCGAAAGGATATAGTCAAGCTTTATGGTAAGAGGTGGATGGACCGATACAAGCCACCCTTGAACAGCGATATCCGTGAAATGACCACTCGCCTAGGTAAGATGTCTGGTGGTAATAAGATAGGTGTCCCCTTCAAGAAGAATGTGGATGACGTAAAGAGGGCCCTGGTGAACAAGTGGAAGAGGGAGCGTGTGCGCAATCTTGAGAAGAAGTACATAACGAACTCACTCAACGTTTCGGGTATTCCACGTAATATGGTTAACATGTATAGGACTAGAGCCGCAAACTACATTATGATTCATAGTCCCACGAAGACACAATTAGTCAGGTATAAGAAGACCTGGTTGAACAATACCAAGAACACAAAGAATGCTACACCCAAAGCGGTCCCTATAGTAAAAGCTAATAGAGAAACGATGTAAACTTAAGGAATAAGTAATATATATTTGTAAATGCAATCAATCAGTGAACAGTTGAACGAACGTCTAGAGATCGGTATGAAGAGATATGGTCATGGAGTAATTGTTGATTCTGACACGAGAAAGTGGGGTACACCTAAAAATTCCTGGATTGATATGGCTATCGAGGAATTTTTAGACGGAGTCATATATGTAGTGGCGGACTATATTAGAAAAGGTAGGGGGAGTAAAGAGGGGATGTGTGACCTAGAAAAGAGATATGGTACTCGTGAAGCTGATGACAATGGTCTCATCATGTACATTACAAAAAATTACCAAGATATAGAGAGTCCTAGACACAAGATGCTCTTGTGGAACTTATTTAACATGTTACTCTCGTGTTCACGATTTTGAGAGGTTCAGCAATCTGTTTGAGGTGCGTGGTGTGGTACGCGAAATTGTATTTGGGGAATATTTCCTTAATCATATTTGACAACGTTGTAGCCTCAACTATATTGGGGAGTCCTGAGCACACAGACATTTTCTCAATCTGGAGAAGACGATCTTCCATCAACACAAATCTTTTGAGTCCCTTTTCATTCATTCCATCCCCTCTCATCTTGAGATACATATCTCTAGAGGCTCCATGGCTTAAATGAAAATGTTTAGACCCTGAAACCTCTTCACTCTTACTTCTCGCCTCGTAAATGAGTACAAAGGCTATGATACCTAGGAGTAGGTACATCATTTACTAAAGGTTGAGATAATTTATGGAATCGTATAAGTATAGGTGACGGGTGATGGTGTAGCTCCCGCACCACGGTTAGAAGTTTCGGTTACCACAGTTGTACCATTTTCTGTAATGCGCCATCCGGGTGCATACAGTGGTCTTTGATAGGATATTTTAAACGTAGAAACCTTAGTTGGAGATGTAATCGTAAATATTTTTTGACCAGCTGAAGTTGTGTCCAATTCCCATGCAGCCCATGTAGAATCGCCAACTGCATCTATATGACCTAATGTTGCATCACTTACACACGCATCTGTGTCACTTCTACAAGTATACCTATCTGGTTGTACATGCATTGTCACTTGGGATGATGTGGCACGAATTCCATTTATCTTTATATCGGCCATATGTAAATCGTGTGATGGAGATGCTTCTGGGACCTGGATATAAAAAGCATATGTGTATGTACCTCCACCTGTGGGACCCGTGGGACCCGTGGGTCCTGTGGCAGCCTCTTCTGATGGTATCAAAAAGAATGCTCCCACTGATGATGAACAACAACACATCATTAAAATTAATACAGCGATCACTTTGGGGTCCATTTTATTTACTTATTACACAGAAATTAATTTAGACAGATCATTAACTTTGTGGATGATGTTGAAAAAATCGTCACGAGAGGAGACCTTGGTGGGATCAACAATCTCAAACTCAATTTGATACGAAGATTCCTCTTCTGAGTCCATATCGGCGTTATCGCCTGAAGAAATGGTCATGTCAATACTGAGATTCTTACGCACGAACGAGTAACGAGTCTTGGTCCTCTTACGGTCCATCTCGTATTCACCCCAAGTTGGGATTTCACGAGACACACTGAAGCGCATGTCAGTTGGAGTCCCGGAAAAGTCATCCTTGACGACATTAATCTTCTGGACCATTTTCTGTTCACCGGTGTCTTGATTAGAAGTGATTCGGATGGAATCTTTGTCGTTGTAGAAGATGTCAGAAATGGAGCTTTCAGTCTTTTCCCAATTAGGGAACTTTTTAAGACCTGTGAGAACTCGTTCAAATGTTTCTTTGCCCATATTGGTATCAAAAAATGAGCCATTATACTTTCCTAGACGCAATTCCACTTCAATGTGTTCTTCATCCTTGAAGGAATCAAACACAGGAAGGACTTTTTCAACGATAGATTGGATGTCGTGCATGTTTTCTTACTTTTAAGATTCGCGTCATTCTCTTAAGTGTTTTTTATGCAAATATTGTAATGAGAGGTTTTTTAAACCTTGGAAATACATG